CTCAGGAGTTACCATTGGAGAGTATGGATAAAGACTTAAATATCCTAAATCAGGATAATCATCAAACGGAGAGTACATTCCATTTAAAGGATAAAAAGAAATTGGAGCTTGAAAAGGTATCAGCATTTCTGCTGCAGTATCATTCGCAAGATCCAATTCCACATGTGGAATAGTAGTTCGTTGGACTAAAGTAGCCATATGCATGTTTTGGAAATCAGTATTCTTCAGTTTGGATAAAGTAGGTGTCATTGCTCCATGATTAACCCAGCCTAGACAATATCTGCCTTGCTGGAACTTATTGGCGTTGACAACAATACGGACTCTCATGTCCATTCTTATTCCAAAGAAACCTCTAAGTTTTTCAGTCCACAATACTCCCTGTGGTGTTGTAAAAGCACTACGTGGTAGTCTTGTATTTGTGAGTAAACTATAAGTGTCTGAAATGGAAAAATTTCCACCAAACAATTTGACAGGTTTCTTCAAAAACGAAATAATATCATCAGTAGCTGCTTGTGATTGGAAAACACGCAGCATTGTTGAATCAATATGTGTAATATGTGTCTCATCTTGTGACACAACTTTATGGTCATCAACAAAAGTTGTTGTTGCCATTTCTGTTTGTTGACCGTCAGTAACTTCGACTTCACGGTCATGGGGGACTTCCATTGGTTGCCCCTTAGGGTTGCTAGCCATGTGGCCAACAGGTGCGTCACTAATGACGACATTTTCTTGTTTAATTGTAGCAAGTGAATTTATTAACTACATGCGTACACTCATATGCACATAGCAGAATAGATCTATTTGTTTGAGAGGGCTGCTCTCGTCCTGTTTGTGACTCTTCCTAAATAGGCAGGACATTCTGGATCATAGCAATTAAAAAGACATTATCTATTCTAACGTAATTTGTCTAATTAAAGATCACATGACCAGTTGCTTTCGAAGCATTAGAATTCGTATTTTAACTTCAATACTGCATCTAAACATAAATTGTATTTTAACGGAATTTCGCCGTGAGGTTTCATATGTGGAAAAACCTCTTGTTTAAGTTCTAAAAGATGTTTCTTCCAGTACTCAAATTTTTGTTCACCATGTAGAGAAAATTCTCGAATGGCAAAAACTAAATTGTCTAAACTAATTTGGGATCCTTCTCTACCCTTTTGAGTCCAGTTAAGCATCTCTGCTATAGCTTCTTCTCTAAGGGGAGCTACCCATCTGTTTAGGTGTTCTATTTTAATAAAAGAACGTTTTAAAAATTCAACATCTGTAATCGGTCTAAAAGCGTACATCGCTTCACCTTTTAATTCTGTTGTATATTTATTTCCCGTTTCAGCCATTAATGTAGGTAAAGTTAATTCATTAAACTGTTCCCTATAAGGCTTACTTACTGAAAATATATTGTCATCTCCGAGAATGCAGACATACACATTGTCATTAAACGACTCTATGTTTAAGCCCGCATTAATCCAAGACAATCGGAATAAAACGTTGTTATATATTGTATTCAAAATAGCAGTCATCGGATTTCCCGAAGGCAATGCTGAATGCCAAAAATAAACATGGTCCTCATAAACATGCCTTGAAAAGACGATTTCTTGATAGAGTTGAGTCCTGATTTTATTATCGGGATTATCTGCACCATACCATCTATTAATCATCTCTTCGATAGCATTATGAATAACGGGCCACTGTCTGGCATCAAACTGACCTTGATCACCAGCTGCAATAACTGATTCGCTCGAATGATCTGAAAATTTTAATAATCTTCTGGCTAATGA